ACACCAATGCACACATTTTTCCGGTTTCACGGCAATTGTTTCGCGAGCGTGCCCACCACGTCCAAGGTGTTCAACAGCTATAAACGCTCGCGGCGATAACTAGGTCGCCAAATTCGGAAAACTCCCCTTTTCAATCATGGGGAAGACGGCGCTTACTCAGAAGCAGCGCCGGGCACTCAAGCGCGCGCCGCCGTCGGCGCGCGCTTCCATGGCGGCAAGTTTTGCTCGCCAGGCGGGGACTCCACCATCCAAGCCGGAGTCGCGCAAGCCGGCCAACAAGGCCCGCTCTCGCCCCGCCAACGTTGTCAAGTCACTATTTGGCAACCATTACAATGCGTTCCACATCTCCCCGCAACCCGTTGCGCGCGCAGTGGGCCACGCGACAGTTGTGCACGGTCATAATCGTGCAGCGGCGCCGCAGATGAGCTCCGACGCGACTCATCAGATGGTGGTGTTCACGATGACGGCCAACCGCTACTGCGCTGTGTACGGAGACCGGTGGAACGGTTCCACGACGGGCGAGTGGCGTGGCCACCCCGCCGGGGGAAACTATTTTGAAGTTCCTAACACGGGCCTCGCGACCGCGGGGGGCCCGACCACGGCGATGTTCGGGAAGTTCTCCGTCAGGTTGCGCAACACCACTCGCACCATGGATGCGGGTGGGTCAATCTACGTGCTATCCCTGGACAGTGGTTGCGATCTGGAGGACCTCACGGCAACGTACGCGGTCAAGCCGGGTTGGGAGAATTTGAAAGAGTATGTCCTTGGATGCCCTCGCACGAGGGTGTTCTCGGGGGCGGAGCTGTTAAAGACTAGGCAATGGAACTGCCATCCAGTGGACGCCGCGCGTGCACTCGAGTTCCATGACTGTAGCCCTACCAAACACTCCGTCAACGAATTCCGTGCAGAACAGACGCGCCCCATCTTTTCGCAGCTAGTGTTCGTGTTTGCTAAAGCGGAGGTGCCCAACACCTTCGAGTACAGCATCTCGAACCAGTACTACTGCAGATACGAGGTGGGCCAGCCGCTCGCGAACTCCGCGAAGTCGGTACCGACTGCCCCCATCAACGTGATAGATGGCGCGAGGAAGCTCATGGAAGAGATCGGCTCAGTCGGTCATGTCGCACAGGACGTCGTCGGTGCCATCGGTGCATTCAAGACAGCGTTCTGAAAACTGGGCAGCTGATCCTGGGACTCTGGGGTGCGGCGCTGCCCACCGCTCTAGGAGCCCCAATGCACCATCCCCAGGTGACGCCGTGGGACCCGCGTGGGAAACCGCGTAGGTCTCGCGAGAGAGCAGCGTATAAAAGGCCTCGGTAGGCCTCTCACAAGACACGTGAGTTTGCTAGGTTCGACTCCTCATGCCGTATTCATGACTCGC